CCATCAAGGCTGCGTTCGTCTAATTCAGGCGAACTCTTAAAGGGACTGAAGAACGATGGCTACTTACGATCTCGCGTTTCATACGCGCCTCGATGGTGTCGTTGTTCTTCAGACCTTTGTAGAAACAGGAATACAGGTCGGCGATGTTGTTACCATCGCTGGCGCTGGCCATAACATCAACGGCACCCATACCGTTCTGTCAACGCAAGACAACGAATACATCGGAGAGTCAGACGAAGGCGACTTTGAGTTTGACTCCGATGTCATTCGACTTTTTCAGTTTCTTTTTCGAGACGCCGACGGAGACTTAGAGCGTTCTGTTGCTACCGGCACAGTCACCTTCACCCCTAGCATCAGTTGGATCACTAACGCAATGGTTCTTGAGTTCTTGGGCATCGACGTCGCAACTGCCAACGACACCGCCTTCATTACTACTTGCGTAGCAGCTGCAAACTCTTACGTCTATCGCAAGCGTCGCGAAGCGGGGTACACAGATTCGCAGAGCGTTGTTCCAGATGCTGCCGTAAAATTGGGCGGGATTCTTTATGCCTCAACCCTCTATCGTGAGCGCGGATCAGCAGACTCATTCGCCTCATTTGACGCAATGTCTTCAATCCCCATCCCCTCAACAATGGGACGCATCATGGCCCTCATTGGCTGCGGAAGACCACAGGTCGCGTAATGGCTGCAACAGGAATCCTCGTTGACGCAGTCAATGCAATCAAGACACAACTCACCGCGCTCGGTCTCAAACCTGTCACAGACCCGCGCAACGCGCGACCAATGTCTGTCTTTATTGAACTCCCTGTCATGACTTCGTTCACTTACAACGTGGGCGACTTTCGCATTCCAGTCCGCATCCTTGCAGCCCCCCCAGGGAATCAAGACAGCGGAGACTATTTGATGTCAACCGTTGACACCATCATGAACTCGCCCATCGCAGTTACAGACGCCCGTCCAGGCAATGCAAACTACGGCGGGCAAGATATACCCACATACGACCTCACGGTGGCAATCGCCGTGAAGAGAAACTAAGGAGCCACCAATGGCAACAACAACATTCCTGTCAGGTGCAACCTGCAACATCACCCCAACTGGCGGATCAGTAATTGACGTCAGCGATCAACTTTCGAAATGTGAAGTAATGGTGGGCTTCGAGCTCCTTGAGAGCACATCGCTATCAGATACAGGTCGACAAGCGACCAAGGGCTTGCAGAGCGTCGCGGTTAACCTCGACCTCTATCTTTCATACGGCGTTGGAGAAATCGAAACCCTTCTTGCAGCAATTGTCGCAGCGGGTTCATGCACAATTGTTGTCTCCCCTTCTGGCACAACCGAAGGTCCGAGCAACCCTGAATACACAATTACGACGTGCACACTTGACGCAGCTCCGGTCATCATGTCATCCATCGGCACCCTTGCGGTTGCATCTGTGTCGTTCTCAAACGGCACTTGGGTTCGAGACATCGTCTAAAAAATAGAAGAGGGAAACAAATGAAAATCCGACTACAAGTAACACCGATTGAAGGCGACCCTTATGAATGCGAAACGAATCTCTTCGTTGTCGTGGCATGGGAACGCAAATTCAAACGACAGGCATCCAGTCTTGCTAACGGCATTGGCGCAGAAGACCTTGCATTCTTTGCATTCGAATCTGCTCGAGCTGCGGGAATCACTACGCCGCTCGCCTTTGACGAATTCATCAAGAAAACAAAAGCAATTGACGTTGTCTCTGAGGATGCACCGTCTTTTACAGGAGCGGCAGTTTCCGACGCTCACTAGCCGAGGTTCTTGTCGCGACTGGATACTGGGTACCAAACATCCCATTCGACACAGAAGACCTCTTCACGGTTGTTGACGTGTTGAACGAACAACAAAAAGCACAAAGGAGCAGACGATGACCACAAAGACATCTATTGAAGTCGTCGGAGTTCGTGACGCTATTCGTTCGCTCAACAAGATTGAGCCTGGTCTCCGTAAGCAGTTCACGGCGGACGCAACCCGTATTGCTCAACCCGCAATTCAGGAAGTCCAAAAGAGTTACACCCAAGTTCCTTTGTCCGGTATGGCTCGCAAATGGGAACAAGCCAACAAAAAGATATTTCCGTTTTCTGTGGCAAAGGCAGTCTCTGGAGTCAAGTTGAAGGTGGACGCTTCTCGAGAGGCAACTTCGCTGATCTACATCACCCAGACCAACGTCGCAGCAGCAGTCTTTGAAGCAGCGGGACGGGCCAACCAAAACCGCCTGGGGGATTCTCTTGGGCAGTTGCGTCCAAACCATACGCGCATTCTTGGGCCTGCCGTGTTTCGCAAGCGTCGCGAGATTGAAGGCGAACTTTTACGCGCCACAAATGAAGTCAAAGCCCGCGTTGAAAGAGAACTCAAATGACAATCGCAATCCCAATTATCACAGAATTTGACGGAGGAGGAATTTCGTCCGCCGTCAAGGAATTTAAGAATTTGGAAACTTCAGGGCAGAAGGCTCAGTTTGCAATTAAGAGGGCAGCCGGGCCTGCAATTGCTGCTCTTGGTGGTTTAACAACTGCACTTGGTTTTGCAATTAAAGGAGCAATTGACGATGCTGCAGCACAGGACAAACTTGCTGAACAAATCAAACGTACCACAGGCGCAACCGACGACCAAATAGCAATGAACGAAGACTGGATTACCATTCAGGGCAAATTGCTTGGAGTAACAGATGACGAACTTCGTCCGGCTCTCGGTGATCTTGTTCGCGCAACTGGCGACATCACCAAGGCGCAGGAATTGGCAGCAGCTGCAATGGACATTTCCGCAGCCAAAGGCATTAGTCTTGACACAGCAACAAGGGCTCTTGAAAAGGCATACGGAGGAAACTTAACTGCCCTTGCCAAAATCTCTCCAGAACTTCGCGACATGATTAGAGACGGCGCATCGCTTGATGACGTCATGGCAAAAATGTCCAAGACCTTTGGCGGGGCAGCATCAGATGCAGCAGACACAACTGCAGGCAAGTTTAAGTTAATGAAAATTCAACTTGACGAAACCAAAGAAACAATTGGCGCAGCCCTTTTGCCGGCAGTTGAAGCCGTACTGCCTTTCCTGCAGACGCTTGCTACATGGGCGCAAGACAACCCACAAACTTTTACAATTATTGCAGGAGCATTAGCAGCAGTTGCGGCGTCAATTGTTGCAATCAATATTGCTATGGCTCTTAACCCAATTGGCTTAATAGTTATTGCGGTGGGTCTTGTTGTTGCGGCCTTAGCAATTGCTTACACAAAGTTTGAAGGATTCCGCGCCGTTGTTGACGACATTTTTGGAGCCATTAAATGGTACGTCATGAATGTTGCGGTTCCGTATTTTCAATTCCTTGGTTCAATTGTTGGGGCAGTTTTTAATCAAATAAAAGACGGCTGGAATAACACAATTGGCGGTTTTAGTTTTCAGTTTCCAGATTGGATTAAATACACAGGCGTCGTCGGGGCTGCTCTTGCAGGGAAAGGTTTCAGTGTTCCCAAAATTGGCGGTGGCGGTGGCGGTGGCGGAGCAACGTCAAGCGTTCGCGCGTTTGAAGAATCACAAAAAAACGCGCCTGCAATCCCAACTGCATTATCGGCACCAACCGTTGCAGCAGCTGCGCCAGGCAAACCACAGAGCAGCGCGCCACCAATCTTTGACAACACGTCAGGCAACGCAGGGGGATTCGAGAACGCAGGCATTGGCGGTATTGGCCCATTTAGCAACATCACCATCAACATGGACGCAGGACTCGTCTCATCGCCTGCCACAGTTGGTCAAGACATCATCGACGCCATCCTTGCAGCGCAACGCAACTCAGGAGCGGTCTTCGCACCGGCAGCGACACTGTGACCGTCCCCACATACCAAGTCCTTGTCGGGTTCCAGACAACAGCAGGATTCGGTCAACCGTTTCAACTTAACGACGCCGTCTACGGCAAACTCAACACAGGCACCCTCGGCGGTCTCGCATACGCAGACCTGACCTCGCTGGTTCTGTCGGTCAATATCAAGCGCGGACGCAACCGCCAACTTGACCAGTTCAACGCAGGAACCGCACAAGTCGTCTTCAACAACAACTCCCGCATCCTTGACCCGCTCAACACCTCCTCGATCTACTACCCGTTCGTGTTGCCTCGTTCGCCCATCATCATTTACGCAAACGGCACCCCCATTTACACAGGCTTCGTAGAGGATTGGGACTTGGATTACCAGAACGCCAATCAAGGCAGAATGTTCGCTCGATGCGTTGACACCTTCGGCACCCTGGCAAATCAGCAACTCAACGAGTTCACCCCTTCGTCACAGACCTCAGGCTTGCGCGTAGACGCCGTTCTAGACCGTCCAGAGATTGCATATCAGGGCGCAAGGTCTATTGGTACAGGATCGTCAACTTTGGGGGCTTACACGGTCTCTCAGGACACAAACGTCCTCAACTACCTTCAGCAGGTCAACACCTCCGAACAGGGCTACCTTTACACCTCAGCAGAC